CGCAACTCTAACTAAGTGTCGTCCCCTGGTCGCGTCAGCGACCGTAAAGGGGGCGGCACCAATGCGCCCGCCTTCAGGGCGGGCTCTGGGGCGAAGCCCCTATCGGAGCGGTCTGGGGCGAAGCCCCTATCTGAGTCTTCTAGTTAGCATCCGTGAGCTATGCCCGTGCGGATCACCCGCGTGTAGCACCCGTGACCTGTACCCGTGCGTTGCACCCGTGCGTTGCACCCGTGAGTAGCACCCGTGAGTAGCACCCGTGAGCCACACCCGTGAGTAGCACCCGTGCGTAGCACCCGTGAGTAGCATTCCGGCTTGTCTGAGACAGACAGACAGAGAGAGTGTGACAGACATAAAGAGACTATGAAGATATAGAAGAGTGCCAATCGACTGGCAATTAGAAATCAAACTACAAGTCAGACTGAAAACGAAGCGAAGACCTGAACCGGGGGGATGGTGCCGGTGAAGGTCGAGCGTAGTGACTGCTCGTAGTTGTAGTTCGATGCGTCTAGGGCTGTCGTCCACCCCCTCCTCCGTCGAGGGGTGGCCGCCATCCCGTCGCCGCATCTCTGCGGTGCCAGTTTCTTTCTTAAACAGGAGCAAACGGTGAGCATCACAATCAGAACTCGTTCAGGGATGGAAGTCAGCATCGACAACGTGCAAGATTACATCGAACGCCGGACCAAAAAAGCCTTGGCAGAACACCGCAATGCAATCACTTGGTTGGAGCTTCTCGAAAAGAAGGAAACGAAACGCAACCCGGCAGTTGCAAAGAGTATCTGCTGTCAGATTGCATACTGCATTCAGCGAATCGACGAAGCAGCACACTGCTACGAGGAGGCAATCATTCGTTCAGGAAGTTCTTTCAACACGTTCAACGGCGAGATTCTTCTGCCTGTCTGCTTCATGAGTTCAATGCTGTGCTGTCAGCTTGAGGATAACGCACCTGATGGGTGGGAATACCCTCTTAGTGCGGGGTACTAACAGTTGTCAACAGCAACGCCGAGCAACAAAGCACTTGCGGAAGTGTACTTTGAATACTTTCGTAAGGACTTTGGGTTGGATGACAACGACGAAACACGAGCGAAGTTCGCTCGTCTAGCAGAAGCAATGCTTGAAACAGGGAGCAAGCGAGACGAAAACAAAATGCAAAAGCTCGGGCTTCAGATGGGTTGGGTTGCCCACAAGATCGACGTTCTTCTAGAAAAGAACGAACTGCCCGAGTCTTACTTTCAAGTGAGTGCTTTCCGGCAAGAACAGGGGTATGCAGATCCGAATGAATGTGCAGTCAATTTGTTCAACGGGCTGCGTGAGTTTCGGATTGACATGCTGAAGAACGCAGTGGTACGAAAGGGTTACAAACTCTGTCGCAGGACCGTGCATGAAGGCGTGGTCAAGCAGTAAAAAGGAGCACCAGTATGAACAACGCATACAGTATTTACACAGTTGAGATGACTCTCTTGTTGGGGATCGATCGTCTTTTGGAGAACGAGCTTCATCCGTTTTCGAAGTGGTACCGAGACTTGAAGTGGAAAGATGGAGAGTTGTTGCCTCGCACTCCAGATACGGAGCATGTCTTTCTGAATGGTTTGGTTCCTGCTTTGCGAGAGGTTTCGGTCATGCTCAATGGAATAGAGAGGACTGTCTTGTGTGCCACGGGATACAGTGAAGTCATGCCTGTTGCGGATAAGCCATGGCCTTTCGTTCTTGGTCATCATGATCCTGCACTGAAGACTGACTACGACATTGACTATCGACGTATGATGCGAACCTCTCGTGTGCATGATGTTCGATTGGTTGGTGGAAGATTGTGTCCTTTGCATCGAACTACAATCTACCCTGAGCTTCTATCAAAAGTAGAGAATTCACATGCACACATACACATAAGCACAAGGAACACTGACTACTGCTTGCTCATGCGAAATGAAACTGGTTGAGTATGAAGGAGGATAGTTGATATGATTGATGGCAATTACTGGGATCTAGTCATGGCAGTGCATCAAGCACTTGCCGCACATGCAGCTCGTGAGTCTTACAAGCACGGAGGAGGCTGGAACAAAACTCTTTACCATGTGCGACAAGCTGATGCTGCATGGGAGAAGTCGTTTGATTTCCTTCGCTATCTTGAATACTGCGAGGCATCACCCGATGAGGACTGAATATCTAAATGGTGATCCGATTGATCTTATCTACAACGGATGCAATGGATGTAGTCCGACGACTGTGAATGGAGTTCTGTGTCACGAATCAGGATGTCCTGATGCTTGGCGTGATGACATGGAGAATGAGTGATGTGTTATGCATGAGGGAGATGTGTGTGAGTTCAGGTGTATGGCATTCTGTCATACAACAACAATGCACAGGCTTGCTTGGGGCTGGCCGGATAAGGCAGAGGAGTTGACTTCCTCTGTCTGGTTGTGTGTTGTGTGTGGTGGTATCAGACTACATGAGGAGGACAATTCGATTTCAAAGAAGACTTGGTCTGTTTCTTTATCTGTGAAGGAGGATGAGTGATGGAACATCGAAATCCTGTAGTAACCCAAGTGATTGATTGCAAGCATTGCGGTCAGTCTCAGACTCATAAGCTAGATGAGAGAGCTGGCATCTGGTTCTGTGTACGTTGTTTGTATCAAGTGTTAGTGTACAAGGAGGATGGGCAATGAGTATGATTTGCTGCATATGCGCTCGCGAAATAGATGTTCAGTACACACGCGATGGTGAGGTGGGGTGGACGAAGGGCCACAACCCAGAACCAGTCAAGTCTGGGCCTGAAGATCGATGCTGCTCTTACTGCAACAGTGCAGTCGTGATCCCGCAAAGGCTCCGTGATTTGATGGAAAGAGGAGGATGAGTGATGAGCGGAAAGCGTGGCTACCAGTTCATGAACAACCTGCCGCCGGGCTGCAGTGAGTCAGACATTGACGAGCTGTATCATGACGACAAGTACTGCGAGGGATGTCAGGAGGAGGTAGATGAGTGTGATTGTGTGAAGGCCGATCCGCCTGGATTGGATGCATACCTAGAACATAGGGACAAAGTGATCTACTAAAGGAGCAAAGAAAAATGAACGAACAGATTCCGAATGCACTTTTGGAATTGCCCGAGGATACGAATGGATCGTTGGGGTATATCTACCGCGGATTTGAAATGAAAGAGCAGTACTCATTCTACCCTGACAAACCAGAAGAATCTCCGTATGAAACACCCTGGTTTACCAAGGGCAACTTCCCTGAGTACCGGTTCAACTGCATTGCTCGATCTTACTACTGGGATGAGTACCACGCTTGGCCACGTGCAGTAGAACACACGAAAGGAGAGTGGTCACTGGTTATAATGAACCCAATAGAGGGAGTGTCACATGAGATGGTCATGCCTGCGAGTGCAGATCCGTATCATGTGACTGGGTTTATCCGTTCGAGATCCGAATATCCACTAATCCAAGAGGCATTCCCAACACTGGATGCAGAGAGGAGAGACTTCATTCTGTTGGGCGTGTCACCGGAATGGTGGAACAGGAACTTCCCGCAAGAAACAGAAGAAAGTACTGGAGATGATAGTGTTTGTGCTGTATATGAGGAGGACATCAGAGGCAACCCTTTGCGGGGTAGCGCCCCCTCCTCCGTCGAGGGGCGTACCCCGAAAGGGTAGCCTCTGCTACGCTATTTGAAACTCAATTGACTATGATAAGGAGCACCACTGTGAGTACCACGCTTGGCTACGTTACTGAATGCATTACTGAGTTCTCTAATAAATGGTCGTTCAGTCCAGAGATGGGCAAACTGGATCTTTGTAATCTTGAACGAGAGGAGCCCGTTGTAGTATGGACTCTCCAGTTGGATAAGCTGGATAAGGATAACTACAACGGACTCTACAAATTGTGGAATGACTATCAGTATGTCATTTCTGCTAGTTCTCCGAGTCGGTATTACATGGATGGCTACTTGGAAACTGACATTCGAACCAAGGAAGATTGTCCTCTTCAGCTTCGCATTGTCTTCGAGCGTATGTACCTTGTAGCCTGGGATCACATTAAGCCGATCGAAAAGTAGTGCGTGGTCTAAACCGACAGCCATTGAGGCTACGTCCTGCTGAACCACGGGATCTTTTGGTGCGTCGTAAGAAAAGAAAAGCAAAGCGAGCATTCAAAAAGATCACGTTGAAGGTGTACCTTTCGCCAGTTCCAACTCACTGTGTCTCTAGTTATAGAGGTGGTTGGAACAAAAGAGTATGCCTTCAGGACTGGTGGATGTTTTACAATGAGGTAAAGCATGGTCAGTTTTAATCGTCCTTCTTTCAACAGATGAGGACACGTCTGGGGGTGGAGGAAGGACGTGGGGGAGACTGAAGTACAGTACCCCCCTGGGAGATGGCGGGTAAAGACAAAGTCCGACGTGAACTATGTCTAGCCCGTCATCTCCCACCTACCGTTGGAGCAATCATGAACACTAAAGAAGTAAGAGTTACTTACCGTTGTCATACTACGAACTGTGACAACACAGCCTACGAAGTGTTTACTAAAACAGAAGGAGATGTATACACACACATCAACGGAATGAGACTTGACCCAAACAATCTAGTGACAGCAGGGTTATGTTCTGAATGCTTGGGTCGATTGGAAGAAGAAAAAGAAATCCAACAAACTGAATTGATTTGAATTCAAGGAGTACCACAAATGTCAAGTAACATGATGCTTCACTGTGGCGGAATGCCTGCTTCATTCGAAGATATCTGCAAAGTTGAACCGCCGTCGGCTACGAATACGTACTGTCCTGTCATGCATGGTGACCTGGTTCGACTGGTCGAAGAAGAGATGAGTGCCCGGTTTGGTTTGAGTGAACCTGAACGGAAGTTTGGTTTGAACCGTGAAGGCAAGCAGATGTTTGGAGCACTGACCTACAATCTTCTTCAAGAGCAAGGCAACGGAGTGAGTCTCGATGCGTTTGTTGACGAGACGAATGGATTGCACGGTCGTCATCTTAAAGACTACGGCTTCAGTATTGTCATGCGTAATGCATACGACAAGAGCATGTCCGTTGGACTGGCAGGTGGTACCAAGACTTTCATTTGTGACAACATGGCTATCACTGGAGACTCGTTCACAATCATGCGGAAGCATACAAAGAATGTATGGGATGACGTAGTTCCGTTGGTCATGCAGAAAGTAAGGAGTGTGGCAGCGAACTACGTAGAGACTGTGTTGTTTCAGGAGCGCATGAAGCAGGTGGGTGTGGCTACTGACCGCGGCTACGAAATTATTGGTTTGGCTCGGGGTCGTGGTGTACTGACCAGTAATCAGATGGGTGTCGCAATGGATGAGTGGCAAGACTCAAGCAAAGAGGAACATAACTTTCATGAGTACCATGAGAATGCATACGGTTTGTACAATGCATTCACTCACGGTCTGAAGCTCGGTCATGTAGGTAGGAAGATTGACGAGTACACCGGGGCATCCAGTCTCTTCAAGGAACTTGGACTGACTGAAGTAGGGGATATCGAGATCGTAAACTAAACGAAACCCAGGGACAGAAGTGGTTCGTGGGTGTTGCTCCTACCTGCGGACTGCTTCTGTCCCAAACAGGGGAAAACAAATGTCTCCTAAAAAGACAGACCCGCCCGAGAGTTTGGAAGATGAGGAGAAAGAGAGAGTGAAGAACTGGTGCAAAGAGAACTATCCGCACAAGTTCAAGTCACTAGGCAATCTCTGGCACGAGTGCATTGACTGGCACCTGAGCAATGGAGTTCAGCGTGTGAACTGGGAGGCCACGTTTCGAAACTGGATACGTAGGTCGGCAGAGTTTGAAGCAGACAAGAGAAGGAAAGAGAAAGATCCCTATTGGAATGAGACACCACAGGAATCAAGAGACGCAGGGGATCGGAACTTGATATCCATCAGTGACATAATCGAAGGAGGAAAGAAGTGACAATCGATGTCCTCAGTCAGTTGGCTGAACCGTTTGCTGCTGCCTCAGTGAAGTGGCGTATCGGATCGACAAATGGAGACAAGACTAGGGGGATGGCACTAGCCTACATTGATGCACGCTGTGTCTTTCAGCGGCTTGATGATGTGGTTGGTTCGTTCAACTGGCAGAGTAAGATCACACTACTCGAGGATGATCCTCGTGTGTTGTGTTCTATTGGCATCCGTCCTGTGTGGGAACAGGGTGAGCATGATAGAGACTGGGTCTGGAAGACAGATGGTGCTGGACCAACAGATATTGAAGGAGAAAAGGGAGGTATCAGTGACGCTATCAAAAGAGCTGCGGTGCATTGGGGTATCGCTCGTTATCTATACGAGATGCCTGCTCCGTGGGTGGCTATCGAACGACGTGGGCGCTCGGCTCAGATTGCAGCACATGAGAGAGGAAGGCTTGTATCCCTACTGGATACGGGTGTTGACCCTGGTTCGGCTGGTGATGAGCCAGCCTCCAGTGCCGGGCAAAGCTACCGTAATTCAGGGCCTGAAGAAGTAGATCAAGAGCCACCGGAAGAAGGAGTAGGGTCTGATGATTTTGTCTCTAAGTCTGAGTTGCAGAATCGTAAGGTGTGGCCCCGGCTGTTCAAGCTGAATGAGAACGAGTTTGGAAAGGGTGACAACGTCAACAAATTCCAGGTAGCTGACAAGATCCTGAAGCACATCGGTGTAGGCAAGATGTCCAACGTCAAGTACTCACATCTCGACAAGCTGTTGTCTACCATTACACACTACGAGAATACAGGATCACTCCCCGAGTGATTGGTTCTTGACCATCTTGTTTCTCTTCTTGTTGACGCAGGACTCGTGGCCGGTCAGCTCTACATAGGTATCGTAGGGCTGATCGGCCCATCCTACTATGAGTGTACGGAAGTCATGACATATCTCATGACAGACCTGACATTCTATACCTGCTTCTTCTCTGCCTCTAATAGCACCCATCATCATTAGTGAATGAGGCGGAATGCTAACGTCGGCCATGACGTGAACTCGATTTCATTTCCAACGATTTGATATTGGAAGTTCAGGATGATTACCCATCCAGATTGTACGATCTCAGGTAGATTCTCTAGCATTTTCTCGTTTGATTGTTTCTCGTAAAGCTATGAGATAGATGAGTTGATCGACTGCTTCGTCGATAGCCTCGTTGCATAGTTCAACTGCTTTGAACTTTCGTTCCAAGATAGAGTTGAACTTGTATTCGAGGCTACCACTCAGCGAACGTACTGCTACTAGTCTCGCTGCGATAGCGGCAATCGGATCTACAAATTCTAGTTCAACTTTTTCCACTTCCAAAATCCTTCCTCTATTCTGTGTAGCCATTCGAGGAAATGAATACCGTGTCCAACTCGTCTGCTTTTGACGTGTGCCCACTCGTGGATAAGACACTCGATGGCTGCATACAATGGAAGTCGTTTGTCAATGTACACATGGATCTCATCTGAGTCGTACAGTACATAGCCAAGGAACTGTTCGTCAATCTTCTTGATGAACAGAGTGCAGTGACGACGGACGGGATACTCCATGCGGAGCCACTGGAAAACTTCCTGTAATCTCAATCGCTTTGTCTGACCAGACATGGTCAGTCAAGGTACAAAGGAAATACTGGACCGATACGATCTCGGTTCCGATCAATGAAAGCTACGAGTTGTGTCGGAGGTTCATGGCCGTAGGATGCAGAGTACTCACTCGTGCCAATCATACTACCATTACAGAGAGAGTGACCAAAGTTCCGTGCCTGATGCCAATGCCCGATGACATTTAGATGTGCGATTCGATTCTCATCTAGCCTTGACTTCCATTTGTGTAGTGGAATTGACAGACCACCCACTCCACCCTGGTATCTCAATCCTCTATCGCCATGGTTGAATCGGATAACGAAGTTGCCAAGCTCTAGGTATTTGTATGCTGTGTTGCTTACATCAAATTGAAATCGGTTATCCAGATCACGGGCCAGTGATTGAAAGACAATCTGTTCTAGGTTGTGGGCTCCGGCCGTGGCTACTCTGGGCTTTTCCGTAAGCCTTCCGTGATTTCCCCATGAGCATGGGACGAGAACCTTGAGCTTGGTTTGATCGGCAAGGTAAGTAAGCCCGGCCTTCAGCATATCGTAGACACGGAGGCTGCTTTGTGCTGGGCTATCCTGAACGATCTCAACGAGGTCGGGGTGTATCATCCCACTAAAGAAATCACCACCGCACCAGACTACCAGCTCTGTTACCTTGTGTGTCTTTTGTGTTGCGCTAACTAGATCGACAGTCTGCGAGAGCAGGCGTTCGAATCTCTTGTCTGCAATCTTGGGACTGTACTCATTGCCATGCCCTTGCTCGGGTGGCACTGGTTCATCCACATGCCAGTCACTCCAAAGGCAGACCGGTGTGGCGTGCGGCTTCCGGCTGGAAGATATGATATTGAGTTTGAGTGGGTCCATCCCTTTGGTACCCAAGGCAATGACAAGCTGCCTCTTGACCTCATCGACTTCATCTGTGAGAAGCCGTACTAACCGTCTCAACTCTCTCGTTGTTCTGGCTTGGCTTGCCAGTGCGCTCAGGGTTTTGACCCTGTCTTGTTCATCGGCAGACTCACGTATCTTTTTGTCTAGTCCCATTAGCCGAATAGCTCCGGGTGATTACGTACGAACCATGCCTTTACATGCTGATGTCCTGCCGGAAAATCTTTGAGTTCGTCTGAAAGTATCTTGGCGAACCCACGCCATCCGAAGTTGTGCGACCGCACCTCGAAAAATACTTGAGCCGCCTCGTCTAATCTCTTCTTTTCTTTTGGGTTAGCACGCAACCATGAGTCAATCTTGGATTGCATTCGGACAGCACTCGCCGCTTCGTTACGAATGCGTACAAGTAGTTGACTATCCATGGTTCTATTCGGAGTTCTTTGCCTTGCCTACATTTGCACCAAGGAAATTGATGAGGCTAAGGATTGTCTGCAGTATCTTGTCGTCTGTCTGATTGGGAGTTTGTGTTGCCAGCACTGCGAACCCTCCCACTACCATGAGTACGGACTCAAGAAGCCAGTCAATGTTACCTGCTAGCCATACGATCAGTTCATTCATTTCTATTCTCCTCTAAGAATCGACCCCAACGCTGAAGCCATTGCTGTCGAAAGCCCTGGAACTCTCGTTGTTCCAGTTGTAGGTTGATGAGTACAATCTCCATGTCCTTGATGTCACTCTCTATCTTGGTGATGGAGTAGTAGAGATTGTCGAGCCGGGTATGCAATGTCCCCCATGCTACAGCAAGTGCGAGCAATGGAAGCAACAGGGTAGACAAGTAGCGTAGTGTCTCACCGTTGATGCCATTGCCACCCATTAGAACTTTTGCTCCCGACAGATTGTAAAGTCCATGCCTGTGATGTGTCCATCATGGTTCATATCTACAAAGGGATCAGTTGATGCTGGCCGGCCGAGGTTGTCAATCACCCTGGTTGTGCATTCCTTGATAGATTTGGGAGGACACAATTTTTTCTTGCATTCCTTTTTGTCTTTGTTAGCACAGCCAACACTGATGCATATAGCAAAGACTACCAATATGATACGCATACTTAATCTCATGCTCTGCCCCTATGGAGAGATCCTGGTAACTGAGGTCGGTGTTAACTGGTATACCCATGCATCACTACCATACCACGTATGCCATTTCAGATTGACTGACGTAGCCGCAGCGGCATCGTAGTTCAATGTCAAGAATCCCCAGAAATCTTCGTCGCCTTCTTTTGGTGCGTAGTAATCACTAGTACTCACTTCCCAATCTAGTACCGTGTCGGTAGGTGCAACGTCAAAATCTACCATGTAGTCATGTGAGAAACCCGATACTGTACCACCTGTCCAGTTACTACCATCATTGCCCGGCTGTCCCAATACAAAGTAGTGCACGTTTTCCCGGGTGCCGAGAAACCCAAATCTGTGGTCATGACCATAGAGTCTGATGACTGTTTTGCCCGAGGCTGCCCATGTCTTCATCTTGTCGTGCAGCCATTCTTCTTCGCCAAGCCAATCGTCCCCGGCCTGTCCGGTTGTTGTTGCATAGGGATGGGCACGGCCATAGAAGTAACAGTTACCACTAACTCCTGGTGTCCCGTTTGTGTGTCCACCAAATGGGTGATGTGACATGACTACCACTACATCTCCAAGCTCTAGCGATGATGGATTACCTGCATCCATATTATCTAGCCAAGCTCGTTGGATCGCACCGATTGTCCAATCGTCTACATCATCCGGCAGACCGAGTGATGCACATGAAACAGTATTACCACTGGCCCCTGGATTTTCGCAGGCGTAGTGGTACTCGTTCACTGCAATGTATGTTACTTGGGCTTGGTTGAATGCGTAGAATGCAGCCTTCTCATCATAGTTAGCACCACCGGACGTAGCACCCTGAGCTAAGGCAGGGTATGCGTTGTTGTGATTCGGCAGATTTGTATCTTGTCTGGCTATTGAGATGGCAGAGTCATTGATTGAATGTCCGCATGAAGCTGTGCTGCTAGTAGCAGCAAGAGCTGTTACGTTGGGACCCCATGAATTGTCATGGTTTCCACGTACTAACCAGAATGTACTCTGTGCTCTCGCTGGTTTGATCTGGTCTAATGCAAACTGCATACGAATATCTGCAAGAGCGTTTGTGTCTGCCCAATAATCGTCGTTGTTAGTACTCCAAGGCTGAGTGTATAGAGGTAGGTTGTTCTCGAAACAATCGTCCTTTGCTCTATGTGTATGATAGAAGTCACCAAGATCAAAGTAATTAACGGGTCGAATTGAACCTATCTCGGACATGGCGATCTGTGCCTTCTCAAGTCCGAGCCTGTTAGCGGCGGTCATCTCACCCCAAGGATCTCCAACTGCGAGCGCAAAGGTGAGCTTTGTGCCTGGATTTCTACAGTTAAAGAAATCGCCCAACGCAGGTACCCAGTGTGGATCGGCTGTTACAACATCAGTGAATGTACGTGGAGTGCCCGCCGTTCCCAGTGTTTTGAAAGTCTGCAAAGGCAATGAACGCCAGGGTGGTGTCTGTCCTCCCGAAGCCGGGAGTCGGCAGTCCACTCGGTAGTAGTACCGTGTGTTCTGAGTCAGTGCGGGCAGAGTGATCTGAGTCAGTGCATTTGCTGTAGTAGTTGTTGTCCCTGTTACTGTCCATGCTGTGTCTGCATTCTCCTCTTCGCCATAGCGAACACGAAGATCGGCTATCGTCCTAGTGCGTGCATAGATCGTTGTACTATCTGTCTTTGTATTGGCAGCAGATGGTGACACATGAAACACTTCGTCACCGCATCCGTTTGGGATGGCTGCGCCAACCACACTACCACCTATGGCATGGGAATCTGCCGCTGGCAGCATCAGTGCGAAGATGATTGCTAGACTAATTTGTATCCGGCCACGAGCCAACGGGAATACCCCACCACGTATTTGCTGCAGTAGAAATAAGAGTAATTGCACTGGTCGTTGCTCCATCCGAAGTAACAGAATCCCCGGCATTGCTTGTGAGATTGGCGATATCGTCTGGTGCTGTACTGTCTGGCTCTATCTCGATGGTGTGTGCAGCCTCGTTGATAATTGTTACAGACATACCGGCAACTGCAGGAGGCAAGATGTACTTGATATTGCCGGTTGCAGTACGGTTGGTAATGACACCACCACTCATTTGTGAAGCTGTTAATGTTTTGTTACTAGCCTCTGTGGCTACCGGTAAATCAAACGTATCATGAAGGGCAAACACTGCGATGTGGGCACGAGAGATCCACGTATCGTCAGATGCACCAAACGCAGGAAGACCATTTGCAAACACAAGACGCAATGTGTCACCTGCCGCTATATCACCAGCCCAGAACCCTGTGCCACAGTCAGTCTTGGAGTTGTTATGGATAGAAACACCTACCTCACTGGAGGTCTGTGTTGTCCCGTTGTGAGATATAAAGCCGAGAAGTTCTTTGTTAAAAACGGCTTCAAATTCCCCGCAGAAACTAAATATCACCATATATGGTTCAGTGGTAACACCTGCGTCTCTAGTCAAGATGCCGCGGCTTGCACCGGAACTAGTTCCTCCTGTCCAACCAGCCGCACTGAGTGTCCATGTCCCTGTGTTTGTTAGCTCATATACACTCGGAAGGTTTACAACAGTAAACTGTTGGTCTATCAGGTTGTCGTAAACGGCGTAGCTCTTAGGCAAGCGAAGGCTTGAGTCTCCACCACCACCAGACCCAGACTTGAACGGCCATGTGCCAAGCTGGGCAGTAGCAGTACTAGCAAGAAAGAGCATCACAGTTGCAATAGAGAGAAGCCTACCCATCTCAATCTCCCTGAACCTGAAGGACTGGCTCATCGCCAGCACCAGCCTGTGTTACGATTTCAATCCAGTACAGACCAGGACCCACTCGCTCTGCAAATTTCTGTGTTCCAGCCTCACCACCTGTTCCATCCCAGGCTGCATCGGTGATCTTTGTACATGAGTTGGCAGCCGTCGCATCACTGGTTGGCAGGTACCCACCAAGGCACCGCCACAACTGGACAGTACCACCAGCCAAAGCCGTAGCCTTGTCTGCTTGATACACAATCAAGGCTGTGTCTGCAGAGACACGGATGGAAAACCCATCAGTCTCTACGTTATCCCATGTGCGTTCTTTACATACCATCTCGCCGACATTGGATGAGGTGCTGGCACCGCCACCACAGAATGTCCAGTCATTCATTGTTGCTGATGCCATGCCTGACCAGAGCAGGGCCACCATTACTGCGATGACTCTCATTGTACATTTCCTTGTAGTTCAATTTGATTTAGTCGTTGCATTTCTGATTTGTATCGTAATCCGTTTTGATACATATCAAACAGCCAGTCAAGATAGAAGAGGTTTTGATATGGCAGGATCTTTCGCAGGGCTCGAATCTGCTGTGGGGTTGCGGCACCCAGACCTTCGGGATCTCCGAAGGCATTGACGATTCCACCTACCGCCCGACCCATCTCGACAGGCGTAGTCAGTGCAGGACCAGCGACTGTCTCCAGTGCGTCCGTTAGCCAGGACGAATGTTCATACCCAAACATTGTATCAGGACCGACAGTACCCAGCACAGACGGCATGGGCGTAAAGACCGAGGAGAACTCATCAACTGTAGTGAACTTGCCCCATGCATCGGATCGAACCACACCTTCTTGGATGATACGTCCGATGTCATCGGGAATCTCTCTCTTGTTTACAATCTCTTTCAGCATGTAGACAAGCGAACCCAATGCGACTGAAACACCTATATAATTCAATACCCTGTAATCCTTGAGGGGCACGCCTTGAAGGGCTGGTATCAGCAGCTTGCTTGTGAGTCCAAACCCAAAGGACTTGAACATAAAGAGAAGGCTGCCTGCAGTCTTGTGCATGAAGATAGGCTTGTCCCCGACTCGCGGAGCGGGTGCTGTCCGGTCAGCATCGGCAATGATGAGCTTCCGAACCTTGTCCTTGAGGGCTCGATGCTCTGTCCCCCAAGACTCAACGCCAAGCGACACAGCCCCAACACCATCCTGTCCTGTACCGTATTGGTCATACAAATCTGCAATCCGCATGATGTCTTCGTCTGTTAGACCACCCCGACTTCGCATCATCGCCAGTTCGTACAGTGGAGCAGAGCCTCTCTTGTGCAAGGTGGATACTTCCGCCAGCTTGCGAATGGTGGCCTTTGCTCCAATGTGCTTGACCGAATTTGTCCACGGCATCAGGAGGCTGGCATGTGCCATGCCGGTTGCCCCGACACTGATCGCCTTTTCTATGGTCGATGGGGTAGGACCCCATGGATCGAAGTCGAAGATCGAACCTATTCGAGAATGAAGATAGTCTTCTGTATCAATCAGCAGATGCTGAAGATCTTTCTCGGGAAGAGAGTCAATGTGTCTAACGAACCCAGATCGGAACTCCTCAAATAGAGTTGATGCTGTTCTGGAAAGACCGTTAACCAGCATACTGCTACCGATGTCACCCAGTGCTGTGATTCCAAAAGAACCACCAAGCCGCATGTAAGTGACACTCTTCAACACGTTTGCTGCACGGGCAGCATACGCAGGGAAGCTATACGGGTCAGAGGGTACGTTATATACACCACGTAAGATATCAATGATCGCCTCGAAATCATGCTTGTCACTGGCATACGCCGATGCCAGTTCCTTGAGTGCCTGATCGCGCTTCTCAGGAGATACGGTCTGCTCTATCTCCTGAACTTTCATCTGATACTCAGTGTTAAGAGTTTTAAATGCTTTCGAGGCTTTGATATCTCCGAATATTGAAACCAGGGCAATATCGGGAAGGCGTGTCTTTGTGTATACAGCAGTAACTTCTGTTACGTTGAGGTTCAGATACGGCTTCAGCGTCTCGAAATCAGCAGTTACATCAATCGGTGGAGTATCTTCCTCTGGACCGTACCAACGAAACTCAAATGCACGCCTAGCCCGAGCCGGTCTGCCTTGTGAACTAGGTGACGTGGGGCGCCCTGGGTTAGCATCATCTTCTGGTAAGCGCGATCCCGGCTGTGTCAGGATTGCTTCCAACCACTTGTCGATTTTTTCTCTCAGTGTTTGTTGTGCAATATAAATCTCTCGCTCATCTACGATCTCGGATCTCGTGCGGATCTTGGCTTCTAGCTTTGTCCACATATCCTTGTAGACACGTTCGACAAATTCCTTTTCTTTACCCAGGATATCCTGCACTTTGTATAGACGCATGAGATAGCTAAGAGGGTCAATGTGTGCAGGCGAACCACCGTACGCTTTCTCCCATGCATGAAGCATCGGCAAGTAGAATTCGCTTCGCATCGTATCGGCAGCCGCCTGGACATACGGAGCAATAGTGGGTTCGACCCTTCTGATGTAATTCTTATCATGCAATACCGACCCGACCAACTCATCAAATTCGGTCTGCGATATCTTTACCTTGCGTAGATTGAGAACTTCCGGTGTGAGGTTTTTGCTGGTGCCATCTGGGTTATTGCCTGCAAGCCAATACTTCCATTGCAAGAGGGGGCCATTCTTTAGTGCCTTGGTCGCCAGAGACATGCCTATGGAGATAGTATTCTGCACGTTATATGGGTTGACAAAGCCACCGGCACTGTTCTCATCGAATAAGAGATTCGCATCTACCAGCTTGAGATAGAATCTTTTGGACTCTCTGAACGGTGAACCGTTTAGAATCCTTTGTTCTGGAGTGGAGAACAACTTACCTAGCCACTTGTCCGCACCACCTATGGCACGTTGCACCGACAAGGCGATAGCCTCGTCTATAGGATCTCCACGTTCCAGCCTATCAAACAGCTTCTTCTCTCTCTCCTCACGGAGAGGAATGATCTCTTTCCGAAACGAATCACGTCTCTGCTCGATAGTCTTAACTCTTTCCCAGAGGGGTTCAAAGACATCAAGCCTTGCGATTGCTGTAGTCAGCAACGCCTTGGATTTTTCGGTACCGACACCGATTCCACGGATGTTTCCACCGTGTGTCAGAAACGAAATCAAATCCGATACCGTATGAATATCTGCATTCTTGAGACGGCCGGCCAGCTTTTGACCGATGCCTCGCAGTTCACTCACAGGGCGCAGATCTTGACCGATCTCTCGCTCCAGTGCGATCTCGGTTTGTATTCTACTAAGAGCTTCGTTCTGCAGGTCAACCTGCCACTCTAGATAGTTCTCTTGATCTAAGAAGATACGAGCATCTTCGACATGGAGACGAAGACCGGCGACAGAAAAGTCACTCAGCTCTGCGCCATTCTCCACAGAACGCAAGACTGCGTCCATGTGCTTTAGCTTGTCAAGACTATCCTGCAACATTCCATGACTTTGAGCAATCTCCATCTCCAAGTTGTCCAACTGGCCCAGGTCATTTTGGACTTTGTCCAGGCTTGGCTCTACGTCTACTTCGGATGTTTCTACAGGTTGCCTGTTCCGAAGCACTTCCAGTTCGTTTCTCATCTCATTCAAATCATCTACTTCTGCCTCGCTAAAATCGTAGACCATATCTTCGTGATACTCGTCTATTCTAGACTCTAGTTCCTCAATCCGATCTGCATCACCGGACAGTGGTGTGTCTCGTTGTCGTATAGCTTCAGCATCTCGCGTTACACGCCAATGACCAGCCGGTATCACTACATCATCTGCACCTTCGGCGAAGAACTCCGTGCTGTCCATTTCGAGCATTCGCTCTTCCGGCAACGCGTCCGCATCAATTTCAAACACCATTCCTTGAGCGCGATCTCTTCGCGGTGACGGATCTTCGGCAATTCTAGATGCGTAGTCTTCGGAAACTTCTCTTCTTGGAGAGAACGAAACTCCAACCTGTCGTCCATCAAAATTGCTGCTAGAACGAAGAACCAAATTGCCTTCGTTGTCAACAAATGAGCTGATATCGCCACTACGCGTACCGTGATAGAACGTGGCATCAAACGGCGGAGGCTTGGGATCAAGAAGATTCTGGCGGTCGCGGGCCTCTTCAAGCAGACGTTCTGCCTGCTCAATTACCCTCCCCTCCATTCGGAGGTTGCGCTTGTTGTCTCTATAGGCAGCAAGACCTATGCGATTGATACGGTTCTCGTACTCTGCCACACTCTCGTCGGGGTAGGGGCGATGTCGGGCGTGTGCCTTCTCGTGTTCGGTAACGAAGTCCATCCAATCAAACCAAGTTCGGAACATATTCTCATCACCGATGGGCAGGACACCTTCGACTTTGGGGTCCATCCAAACCTTTGCTTCAAAGGATTCTCGTGCCCACCTTGGATCAATGGTAATGATGTGCATCCCAGGCTGAAAGAAGTAGGCACCACGAGGGCCATAGGCAAATTGCCCCGGAATGCTGCGGGTTCGAGCGCCAACAGGTTGAACTAAACCAGCGCGCTCCGCCTTTACACTGTCTAACTCTGCCTGAAATACACGCCTGCGAGATTCGAATAGTTCTACAATCTCTTGCTGACTTGGTTCAATCTCAATCCGAAACGGAATTCCAAAACTGATTTCCTCTTGGTAATCACGCAGTGTCAAATCTTCTGGGTTAGCCAATATCTCTTCGTATCGAGAGATTCCCGCCTCTAGCATCTCCTGCTTTTGCTGAAGACTTGGCTCCTTACCTTCGATATCTACTACCCGTGTAGCGTTCGTTGCCTCGTACTTTGTAAAGATCGGCCCATAGACACCACGGCCTTGGTCTGGTTTGTATTCGCCCTTCTCCACAAGGTGGCCTGCAAGATCGTCAATGATTGTCTGACGGGCCCTAGGGAGATTGACACCCAGTGCCATAGAGAGTCTGCGTATTTCCGAAAACATATCCGAGCGTTGTGCGGCCAAGCGTACTGCTCCAACCCCCGATACGTTTCTGTCTAGCTCGTGGAATGCAATAGACAATGCACGAGCCAGCGTCTCAACCTGACGACGCAGTGCAATCTTGTAGGCCGTTTCCTCTGCACTCAGAGGATTTGCCACTACATCTCTTTCTCCTAGTTCTTCATATCTTTTCAGGAGAGTCTGGTAGCTTGGGAGATGCCGTTCGATTACACCTGCTGCCTGCAGTACTTCATCAGGGAAAGTCTCTTCCCCGACAGCACGGACATGGGCCACAAGCTCCAGCATTACTGCATTCTCTGCAGTAAGCTCATCGAATACTGGCAGTCGGATGAGCTTTCTTTGCTCTTGTCCGACGAGGAGGTTCATCACTACCGTCCCTGCACCCGAAGGATCGATATCTCCTTCACTGTCTGGATCGAGATGAGAACCCTGTTCCTGCCTTTCCACTATTCTTCCCAGTGTGTTCTCTAGGTCAGGGGCACCACCAGTGATTTCCTCTCTTGAGGACAGTGGTTCGATAAACTCACGAAAGAATGGTCGCCATCCACCAATGTCGGGCATTGGTATATGAACATGATGTCTGCCAATAGTGGTGCTGCTCAGTCCCTCTGGCGAGTCCGCGACTCGCCTGCCAAACACCTCCCGAATCGTTCGCTGAATTTCCACTTGTGTGTGTGGTGCGTCCAGCACGGCAAAACGCTCAGCCATTGAGACAAGCAATCCGTATGCCTGATCCATCAAGTCAGCTACTTCACCACGATTAAAACCTCTGCGATCTTCGTATTCTGCTTGAGATATACTTTCCTCACCAGTCTGAAGAAAGCGCTGTTCTAAAAGCTCAGCCTCAGTAAATGGCTTACCCGTGAGTGGATCAATGAACTCTTTGTGTCCCCTGGTCGCCGCCTCAAGTCGCTGTACTACCATGACCCATGAGTGGATCAATTCTTCGAACGTCTGGTCTTATCCCTCATCCAACTCGCGACTCTGAGACGCTGCCGTTTCTCTCAATTCGTTCAGCTTTGAACGCAATGATGTCTCGACACCGTCCACAGTAACCGGTGCATCCAGAATTCTATCCATTCTGGCTTGTGGAGAATTGACACCAATCTCTCTGACATATGGCTGTGCCGCAGAGGTAATGACATCGATCGCTTCGGGGTTGAGCATGACCCTTCCACGCTTCAAAAGCTCTTTTTGTGCTGCCTTCTGGTCTTCGAATCGATCACCATGCTCAATGATAATGTCATTCAACTCTTCTTCAGCGATACCCCTAGGGTTTCCTGCTTCGAACTCCTGGGCGTTTCTCTCCTCGAAGATCCGCCTGACGTTGTCATTCCACAGATAGAAAGAACCATCATCCGGTTTGAAAGCAATCTCTAGGTTGCTGAACTCAAGCTGCCTGTGCGTCTCTGCCTGTAGCTGACGATACGCCCGCTTGGATAAAGCACCAGCCCCCGCCCCCAGTACACCACTCAGGAATGTGCCAGTACCAATTCCCATCGCAACTTCGGCGCCTGTCCGGTACTGCTGGGAGGCATACAACGCTGCCTCTTGCGCTGTTACACCTGCCAAACCAACCCCTGCCCCGATCCCTGCACCCTTCAGGATTGAAGCACTTGACCGCAAAGCAACACCTGGACCGAGCAGGGTCGTCGGACTGAGCATACCGGCTGCAGATCCGGAAAGGAACGAACCCCAACCGCTAGCACCCTGTACTTGGCGAGCCCTTAACTCTTCATTGTAATAGCTAAGACGGTGATCCCACTGCTGCCGTGAACGAGCGCCCATCATACGCTCTGCCGGAATGCCAGGAGGAAGCTCCCAAATCGGCGGGACGAACTCTTCGTCTGATGACATCAACGTCTGCTCAAGCTGAGAAGCCGACCACCTCCCAGTCGAGACAATGTCATTCTCCAGCATCACATTTGCGCCGATGATATCAAGAGCTGACGGCCCCTGAGACAACCGACTTGGAGCAATCCGATTCCGACCCAGAATCTCTCTTCTGTACCGTAAGTTATTAGGCAAGTTCGCTGTACTCTAGTATTGCAGATAGCATCTCTTCTTTCGTTTCTTTCGTATCCCTCTCTATGTGAATGTGGTTCCCCCTTGATCCACCTGCATACGGACGCCATAGGATGTCGTATTCTTTGCCCAGCAATTTCTGCAACCGCCTTACTACTTCTTCCCTCTGCTCGAAAGAAAGATGTCTCGCGCGGATATCAATGGCATTACCCGTAACATGAAGAGACGGCTTGAGGTTTCCATTTTCATCAACGCCGAGGTCTTCCATTGCCCTCATGCCACTCGTAACGACACATGGAGCATTTTCTCCTGCCACTGATTTAATTTCTTTGCAGGCCGCAATCGTAGCATTGACGATACCGGTCGAAAGGTTGGTTACGGAAGTCTTCTGAACACCGTCCTCACTATCAATTTCAATACCGTTTTCGCGAAATACATCATCTGATGTATTCATGGGAACTGGTGCGTGCGGTTCCTCTCCTTTCCCAATAGCTTCCAGATTCTCGCGCATAGTCTGTTCTTCACGATCCGCCACCTCTTCTCTCGGCTTTTCTATAACTGGGCTATAGGGCTTGTCCGACTTCTTTTTGTACTCTGGTGTAATCGGTACAGCTTCTATATATGGTGTGATCTCCCCTTCCCCTATCAACAACCCTGGCAACATCTCTTCTAACAGTTTATTAACCGCCGGATATCGCTCAGGGAATTTGTCCAGAAAACTAGTGACCTCGGCATTCATGCGCGTATATTGTACCTGTGTCTCTTTTTCTCGCTGTTTCATGAAGGGGGAGATCCAGTTCGCAGCCTCCAGTCCTGCATCTCGCCAATCAGTCGTCCATTCCGACTGTCCATCATCATTAATAATCTCTACGAAGGCATTCGGATCGTATGGATAGTTTTCTTTCGTCGGGTTAAAGACGTTTACACCCGTCGGCATAGGGAATTGGGCTTGGCCTGTACTCTCTTCGTCTCGAATGACTCCCTGGACTCCCCCAGTTGGGTCCAACTGAAAATCAACTGGTGCCATAGTCTCCGGGCCACCGAAGGCAGCACTATTAAACCAAACCCTACCCTGCTCATCAGTGATTACTCTTACGTCGATATCTGGTCCGGGCATCTCTTTTCTAATAGCGAGAAGCTCTGCTGTATATCTCAGCAAAATATCCATCGTCGGCGGAGAATTTCCGTCTAGCAAGTCTCGCAAGAACGAACCGTCTTCGGGGGCCGGGTGACCAGTTAGATCTACAAACTTCTGTACTTGTTGGGCGTAATCCTTCTCGGTTCCCATTGTCTGTGTGAACGAAGCGACTGCCGGACTGGAGATGTGACCCGGCATGTTTCCAGGTCCACCAGATCCAAATGCTCCCATCAAAGCGCCGTTCTCGGAGTAGTACCAGTTTGGCAACCTATCTCTGGAAAAGTCGGTACTGTCCGGTCCCAATGGAATACGATTACCAAACACCGTTGTTTGTCTCAGAGCGTTCGCTACGTTACGGAGTGTTTCAAAAAAGAGACGCTGCGTTTCCTCAAGCTCTCCCGAGAGTTCACGCTCAGCAACAGTCTGAGCTGTTTGAACTACGATATGGGCATTTTGTGCTGTGAAACTTGACGGTGAACCCTCGGTTAAACCCCCTCGTAGGTATGGATTAAAACCTGGATTCCCCATGATCCGAGCAACATCGGCTGATCTTGCTGTAACCCTTGAAGAACCGTCTGGATTTACCGCACTGGGATTCTCTCCGTACCCTGCATCTTCCCAAATGACAAATGCGGCAGCGTCAACCTGTTCCTGTATGGGAACATTCGGATTCCAGTTCTCCTGTAGCTGTCGATCGAGTTGTGCCATGAGTCCAGGTATAAAAGAATCACTAGGGACACCAGGGAAGGCTTCCCAAACGGATTCCCACGGTAGCTTTGCTCCCATTTCTATGTTTCCGTATTCAGAAAATGCACGCTCAGCCATTGCTCTACGGTTTTCTATTGGCAACCTCCTCCATTGTTCCTCGAACATCTCTGATTTTGCCAGTGTGGACGACGCCTTCTCGCTCAAAGACATATTCTGATCTTCTTGCCACCTCGCAATAGCAAACTCAACCTCACCAACGGTAGCCACGGGCTGATCTGACGGATCTCCTGATGGTGTTCGCGTACTAGAAATGCGCTCTCGTACTGTACCCCTTATTGAACTAACGAACTTCTTCATTTCTGGAGGAAGCTCGTTAAGGATTATGTTTTGCTTACCCTGCTGCTTTGCAAGTTGCAACAGACCGAGCATACCCGCAGCGGCCCGGACTGACTCCTCGTTGTCCGGTGACATGGCGATGTCAACAATCCCCAGGAACGTAGGGTAATGAATCGAATCCGTCCGACTCAGCGACACCTTGTTGTACTCAAGTAGTTCCGCAAGGGAAGCGTCTCCACCCGGAGGGGTTAAGCCTAACCCTTCTATCGTATCTTCTTGTTTCCTGGGGAAACCTCTCGTAATGATAATTGTTTCGTTCCCTTTATCCGTCCAGGGCATTTGCCCAGTCTGACTGGCCGCAAAGAAATCTACTTGCGAGGCAAGTTCATTGTCCTTGTCTATTTTCCTCTTGGCGCCATAAACAGCCCGCTCCAACTGATTCTCGTCTGTCTGAGTCATCTTAGAATTGGGATTGTCCATCGCAGCGATGATAAGCTCGGGCCGGAAAGGTTCTTGACCGTTTTCCATTCCGACAAGACGTGTCCACAGGGAATCTCGTTCGTATTCTGACTCTGCAAATAGAAGGGTGCGTCCAAGCTCGCCTATTTTGTTGCCAGATAAAAGCATCGGACGTGTCTCGTCAGTATCGCCCGATGTACCACCGTTTCTGAGCAAATTCAGAATACGTCTTGCGGTTCCAAAGTCTCCGGTTTTCAAACCTGCAGCGATAGCATCGTTCACTACAATCGTAGAATACGTTTCCGCAGCGCCTGTTCTTAACTTCTCAAGTTCTATTCGTGTTTCTTCGCTTGCTTCTGATTCAAACGCACTCTCCGCAAATATATTGGTCAAGGCGTCTGTAACCATCGAATCGAGAAGAATGTCTCCACTATTCAATGTCTCGGCAGAAACCGCTATGCCATTGGTCACAGCCCCCTGGAGCACACCCTCGTATTCTTCAATATCTTCTGCCAGTCGCAGTCGTCGCTCCCTGTTCAACAGGGTTCTCTGCTGACCACTACGTACATTTGCAGCATACAGTTCGAGAACCGGCCCTTCGTTGGTTTCAGCTAGGGACTCGAACATATCGCCTAATGGTTTTAGATGGTCTTCGTATGCTTTGTTTACGTTTTCCGATTTCGTTTGGGATGTAGCCGCCTCAAATGCATTAGCATAGGTATCTTGAATGTACTTCCTGGTACGAGCGGAAAGTCCGCGAATGTCTCTCCTAAGACCAGACTCTTCCACGAGAAGAGAGGATCGACCCTTGGCTTCTTCAAGATTCGCTTCTGCTTCTTTAACAACGAAATCTCGTCGCGCTGCCCCTTCTTTAGCAGCGGCATCTCGTTGCGCTATCCCGTAACCAGCTTCTTGCAAGGCGCGCGACGCTCCCGAAAGGGGAGACGGCGGCTCTACAAGCTGCCTCGGCCGATCTAAAACAGGTGCACGAACCAACGGTTCTGAACGATCTCGCTCTGCCATTAACGAATCCCCGATGGCACTGCTTTCGCCAACGCACTCAATTGCTTACGCAAGAAGGCGTTCTGTTCTTTGAGTAAGTCTAGTCTTGCTCTGTCAGTCCCTCTTCTAATCCGCAAAGCATCTTCTCGTTGCTTATTAGCAAGACGCAAATCACCTTGTCGTTGCTCATAAGAAAGCCATGGATCTGCCATTCCGATCAGACTTGCGTACTTGCGACCTTGCTCTACTGCAGCAATTCCCTGTAGCTGGTTGTTTACCTCTACTACGGACTCGGCAATCGCTTCTTGCTTATCCTGCTCTCCCTGAAATTCCAGTATTTGTACTACCGGACTGGTCATAGAGATACCTTGCTTTACGCGCTTCAATCTGTTTTTTACTCGAAGATATTCGTAGCTTCTTTCGATTCGTGCCCGCTCACCGGCTGCTCTCTGTATGGCAATACGTCTTGCTGCTTGTGCTTCTCGTTTTGCACCGATAAGACCAGTTAATGCACCAATCGACTGAACTGAAGGGCCGTACAAACTCATCATTCCCTCACCATCGCAAAGACGTGGTGATCCCCACCATCTCTGCCATATCGTCGGGCTCGACCTTCATGTTTGAATCCCAAGAACTCTGCCAACTTTGCAGCCTTGGGGTGGTCGCATGGAGTCGTAATCTCCAACCTGTCCATGCCTACCTCGTGAAACAGGCTGTCGATTGCGTACTTAAATGGACGCATATACCGTGCTGGTGCCTCTATGATTTTCATCCCATACACGGTGTACCCCTGCCAGTGATTAGACCAGCGATGTACAGCCCCTATTACAGCAACCGGATATTCGCCATCCACTAAACTACGGGTGTTCTCCAGAAGTTCCTCTGTGAGTACATCCTTGGCCTCGCCCCATGCCTCTTTTTGGTATTCCTGAGGTTCAAACTTATCAATGTGCTCCATTGTAGTCGCTACAAGTCGAATCATCTTTCGGACCAATCTACCCGGGTCACGATGGAAAGCAACTCAAATGGCACCGGACCTGTTACCAGCAAGTCCAGGGTGGCCTCTTCGTTCCATTCGTGTTGCATACCTCGGACTTGGACAACACCCGTAAAGACTTCATTCGTTCCGTCGTCTTCGTTTCCCAATGATGTACGGCTCGCGATATCTCCGGCCAACTGAGAGCTAATCGCCCCATCGTGTGATCGGTAGACACGAACCCATGCGTCTACAATTCTCTTTCTTAGCCCCTGAATCGTAGCTTCTGAGCCCGATGTATCGGCGACTGACTCTAGTGGTAGAGAAGAATACTGTGATTCATATGGCAATCCGACGACAGTAGACTGTGCACCGCTCGACCATGCCGGTAGGCTTCCGCCCACCGCAACTACCAATGGAACAGTACCGGTAGTATCCGCTGATGTTCCCTCCCTGGCATAGTCATCTGATGTAAATTTTGTCCATGCCGTAACGGTTTCCCCAACAAGCCAATCCAAACTGCCTGCTAAAAATGCGGGTGTGTTCGGGTTGGTTGTACCAGCATGTGCCGGAGCACAGTCTAGATACAGGGCCGTTCTACTATCTTCCCAGTCCTGAAGGCCGGGGTCCATCCATTCGATGTACTGAACCGGATTACTGTCAATCGTCCTAGACACGGAGAGCCATAGCCTGTCGTAGCTATCCCTGGCATCTGCAGCATCGTGACGAATTGTTGCTATCGATTTAACCATTGAATCTGTGCCGCCAAGCTGGTGGCTGTGCCACCCCACCACAGATTGTTCTCGGTCGTAAGTGCATCCCCATAGTTCACCATCCTTGCGGCACAACCACAGAATCGGGAAGGGCTCGTTTTGCCATGCAAGCTGGGTGATCTCACTGTTGACAGTATCTTCTGACCATACCGTTAGAGACTGCGGCGTACTTGCCGCAGACACACCATCAAACAATAGTGCCGAAACTTCTGAACCACTCGAAGAAATGTAGAGAATGTCCGAGCCAGCCCGAACAGGCTTGACACGATTCGCTCCTACGGTTGATACGATACGTGCGTTCACATTGGCCGGGGTCAGCGCTTCTCTATTGGAACTGGCAGCGATCTCAAAGATTTCTGATCGTGTCGCTACGATTAAGATGTTGTGTCCGTGACACCACTGGACATGAGATGTAGAAGAACTCAATGGGTCAAAACTAAAACCAGAGGTATCCAGTGTTTCGTACTGTCTCTGCTCTTGAGAAGCAACGCTTGTTCCTGATGCGCCGATGACCCCTATATCGTTATAGGGCGCCCAGCTTACATCGTTACCTGTTTGTGAAGCCCAAACTCTATTGGGATATGCAAATGAACCTGCAGCAATATGACGCTGCTCGTACTGTGTACCCGCGCGGGGCCACCCACGAAGCGGACCCCATTCTCCTCGATGGTATCGGAAATTAGGAGTTTGGTATCCGATCTTGCCTTCCTGATATCCACCGTCTATCGTCGTTCGGATATCTGCTGAACTTGTCTTGCCAAGACCATCCGATGAAAGAAACCCCAAACCGTGACCCGGGGTCGATATCCAAGGAATCTTTCCGTCGTCGTCCCCCCCGTGCAGCTCCAGATAACAGCGCCCATTCACTGCATCCAATACTCTCAGTCTATACACATGACCGGGATACAAACCCGCTGCAGGCTCGCCATCCATGTGCAAACCAATTCGTCCTTCATCTTCTCCAAAATTTCCACTGAGGGCGAAAACCGCTCCAGCTATGTCTTCCAGTACAAGACGGTGACTAATCAGACTATGTCTAGCCCCACCACCCGTTTGCGTAGTTACCGTGATGGCACCACCGCCCGAAGTTGTTTCCACATTGATGACTGGCGCGGCAATAGACTGGACAAAAAGGACTTGTCCTTCTGCGATATTGCCTACAAGACCTGTCGAGCCTGACACGAACGAAACCGGATCACCCACTGCAAACCCGGTTACATCGTCTACGGTAATGTTGGTACCCGATATATCACTTGCGTCAAAGAATGCTTCGGGCAACGGGAGCCTTGTTTGCGCTCGGTGTCCAATTATTCCGCCGGCGTATTCATCTCCAATACGATCGATTCTACCGACGACCTGTACCTTCTCTGCACCGGCATCATTTGCGACTGACCCAGGGACCCCCGCGGGATTGAGCCAGCGGAAACTCTGTCCAACATCCCCAGCATCAAATACGCCGCTTCCTCTTTGTGTGACTGCATAGAACATTTCTCCTAACTGTTCTGTTTGCGAGTCAGTAAGGCCCTTTGGAGTCACAGCGCCGGCGTTGTCGTATTCCTTTAGCTCTATCTTTACGTCTACACCATCCGGTGACAGCTCCCCCACGGGTGTGTGCTCGATTGGTACAGGAACGAATCGGAATGCGCCGACATTCCACCGATTGAGTTCAAACGGTGGATGGTTTTCGTGGTAGAAGAACATCCGATCAATGCCGTGCGAAAAGTCCAACTCCCACACTTCTGCATTTGTCCATGGAGTGTTAATCACAATCTCTTCTGGAACTGCTGCATTACCATAAGATGTTTCGATGACCATCGAACCTGCAACACTGGGTAAATTTGTTTGGAATACGCTTCCATATAGATCCTTATAGTCTGTCGCTAGCTGAAAGGTAGTTGCGTATGCCTCTTCTGTTGGTACTGCGGTTACATTTATCCTGAACTCAGCAACAGTAGGGTTCGCATGTCCGTCGACGTGGGCAGCATCTTGGGCTCGACCGTGCCTAAAAAGAACGTGTGGATTGCCAGCGGTCGCATCAACTGAGTCAACATAGTATCCACCGCCATTCGGCGGCGCCCCATAGGGGTGTTCAACGTCAGGAGAACCACCCGATCCGAATACACTCTTTTTGAAATCGGCACGTAACGAGTATGGCCCCTGCCCGGGAATAAGGAATAGATTTTCAGGATTTGAAATCCTAAACTCTACCTCGTTACTATTATGTGTTCCACCATCCAAGAAGTGGAGCGTCCTGGGAAGGACAACATAGTATGTCACGTTTGTACTCAGACCATTGGGAGCAACACCCGAACTAGAAAACCGAATCCCCTGTCCGTGGTAAAACCCGTGACCGAACTCCGTCGCAAAGAGGTATCGGCAACCGGCGGTACCAATACTGTTGATATGGGTTCCATTTACGAGCAGTTCGTCAGGACGCAGAGTCCTAGACGGATATGTCATTGGACCCGTATCCTTGAAGATACGCATCTTGTATTCGTTTAGTTCAAGGAGATAGTTTTCGTTATCCCCGATCTCAAACGAAATCAAACGGCTTGGATATGTCGTTGCGTCTGATTGAAGGGCGGTCGTGGAATACCGCGTCCCTGGTCTGCGAACCATGGAGCCGTTGACTCTGGGGATCAAGTTCTTGATAAGGCGGGCGGAAGTACCGTACTGCTCGATATCAGTACGTCCCTCGCTTCTAGGGCCGATCTGTCCACCGTTGAACGACCGAAGAGAGATATTGGCTTGCGACACGGTTACCTCTCATCGAGCCACGTAAGAACTTCTTGCCGTTCTGGTGTTCCCTCTTGGCCGTCTAGGCTGCGAGATTCTGCCAACTTGTCCATGAACTTCAGATCTTTCCGTTCACCAAGCGTCGTTGCCTTGACCAAGGGTTCTGCCCATTCGGACTCCAGCTTCGCTACCAGGGCAGTGATGAACTGAGGACTATAAGCTGTAACCGCTGTTTCGTCCTTGACATACCGGATATCTACTGTCCGCCGAGTTACTGTTCCGTTGCTAACAAACACCGAGAGGTTTTCTGCCGCACCCACGGCACTCGTTGATAGCCGAAAATCATTATCAGTAAGCCCGGCGGCCATGACGTAATACAAAACAGTATCGTCTGTCAGACCCGGTATGTTGTTCACAATCACTACATCACCGGCAGAAAAGCCGTGATTGTTACTGGTGCATGTATCGGTCCCTGCATCGATTGCTGTAACGGTGGCGGAAGTTGTCTGTTCCAAATTTGTCAGCAGCAGGCCATCCGATACGGTCCACTCGTCTTCGATGTTTGCACTCTGCTTCTCAACCTCCCAAACTCGAAGTGAGTCGCTAGGAAGCGAGTAGGCATAATCCCAACGCCATGTCCCTGTGGGTAAAAGTGCCATGTCTGACACAGCATGATTGAGTGCAAAGTTCCAGGGGTGCGATGCCAACAGATGCTCTAGGTGCATCGAGTACGTGGCAGAGGCCAGCTTTGCCTGCTCTGTCGTTTCGGCAGGTACAGCCAACTCGTATGCAGCGTTTACCGGGTTGACACCAAGACCAGACAACGCGGCATTGATGATGTCCCGCTCATGGGTAAACGCCATGTAACACCTACACCGAGGGGGAGCTTACGCCCCCCCCCCGGCTAGTCAATCAGTCGCCAGAAACGTAATAGACTTCCATGACCGAGTTGGTAGCACCGGCAGTCGCCGAAATGTCTGCCGTTGCCTGCCAAACCAAATCATAAGAAGTTGCCGTATCGGCGCTTTCTCCAAGCAGTTGCCAAATCGGCTTTCCTCGGTCCATATCCGTGAGGGTCGTGGCCTCTTTGAATACGTCAGTCCGAGCAACTGCATTCTGGAAATCGACAGCCGAAGCAAACAGATCTTCGTCTATTACTGCCCCATCGTGGTTTGATCCCGTCAAATACAAGCCAATGTTGAAAGTTGCGGTTGCGCCCCAATCGGCATCGGATGATGCGTGCAACTCGATAATCCGGTCAGATGACTTCAGAGTCACCCATCGGATAACTTCGTCATTAGCAAGGTCGGTAGCCGCCGCGAAGTTGATTTCCGCTCGTGAGTAACGAAGTCGTCCGCGATGCTGACCAGCACTCGTAATGGCCCGAATCGTGGGCACGGAAGTCGGAGTAGTCTGATCCGGCTGAATGAGATTAGAATAATACGTTGCCATGATTTGTGACCTTTCTAGTCACGGTGAGCTAGGAGGGGGCACGATCCCCGCACCCCCTCCGTCACTCGTTAGCTTATGCTTCGTCGCTCAAGACATTGATAACACCCGTCTCATCCATGCGGGTAGCACCGGCACGGAACGAGTAGTAGATCTGGGTGTCGTGGCTCTTGTCGGGACGATCCGAAACCTGCCCCGTCACATCGATGCCAAATGCCAACAGCATCGAGGTTTCGAGATAGAACGGACAGTTTCGGTTCGTGGTACTGCTAATCGGCAGACCTTCGTAACGGGTAAACTGGAACCCGCAGTACGAGTTGATTTCACCCTGGGCCAGTGCCTTTACCGTATTGAAGTCGCTTGATGCAACCTCAGTCGTATTGAGAAGATCTTCGATCTGCTTTGCCGACATCACACCGTGACGACGAACTGACGGATCGTTCTCGTTCTCATCCAGAACGCGCTTGGCTGCAAGTACCTTCGCAATCGTCAGACCAACACTACCCGATGCGATTTCGAATGCAGCGCCCGGCCAAGGAGTAGTAGTACTTCCCGTCTCGTCCGTCTGGGCAGACGAGAAGAACTTATCGGCCACAATCTCGTCAATCTTACGACCAGCAGCCATCGCCATGACCTGACCGTAACTTGAGGTCGGGTCGTTGATGATGGTGTTCAGGTCGTGCTTGCCAACCAAGTCAGCCGTCTCATACGACTTCATGGTGACAGAGCGGCGGCGGTGCGGGATCTCGATGATCGGCGTATCAGTATGCCGAGTCGTCTTCTCCTGCATCGTCGTGCTGCCAATCTGGTCGAAGAACGCCTGCTTGGCAGAAATGCCCGTTTCGTTTCGAACGATCGGGCGAAGGCGCGACATCTTCTGCTGCGCCAGAATGGTGATTCCGTCGAAGAATCGTTGTACTCGATGCGTAGTAATTTCGTTAGACATGATGTCCCTCTGCTAAAATAGTTTTAGAGCGGAGGGCTACCCAATCTTAACGGAAGTGGTCTTCCGCAACGCGCTGGACCCCTTTGCGTTTCCCTGGACCTCTTGTCTTCTTCTTTGTCGGACTCGGAGAGCTACCCGTTGAAGATGACGATTGTGAGGCTGCCCACGAAAGCGATGTAGAAGAAAACGTATATGCGTCTTTCGCTTTCGTCAATAGCCTGTCAGTTGTTAACGCTCCACCACGATGCTCGTATGCCGTTTCGAGACATCTGAATGCCAGCTTGGGGTCACTCTCAGATTCACACCAGCGAAACAAATTGTTTCCCACTTCGTGTATCGACAGTGTCAGATCCATCTGAACAATGGAATGGGCCACCTTCCAGCAGAAGAGTCTCTGTTCTGCCTTCGTGGTCATCTCTCCTCACCAGACCCCGTTACCGCCACGCTGACCCCAGGACCAATCCCAACCGAAGCGACTGAACCCTTGTCACCCTTATAGGCGTACAGCTCATCCATCTTCAGGAGCGCCATCTTGTGATTTGGATGCTGACTGTCCAAGTAAGCCTCTCGGAATTCCTTATCAGCCATGAGGGCTTCCATCTCTCTCTCGGCCTCTTCGGGTGTTTTAGCACCCATCCCGGTCTGTGTAGGATCGGTATGCAAATCATCCTCCCGTAGACCGCCACTTGCTGACATCATCGCTTTGACGAATGGCATCCAGTCTCCCAACTGCACTCCGCTCTCCAGCCGAGTCGAAAGGATATCGTCTACATTATCTGAACCGAAGAACTCTACGACGGCTCGGTGCGCCATATTCATCCTTTCGGTATAAGCCGATCCAAGCTCAGACTGTAGAGTGCTCACTGTCTCCTGATTGGCTTGTACTGACGCCTGCTCACGCTGTCCCCATGCCTGTGCCTGGATCTGTGTGTATTTCTCTACAATAGCTGGCACCTGATCTTGTGTAAGACCCTGCTCCCACATCTCCTTGACGAGTTCCATACCCACTCGATCATCCCAAGGAAGTCCTTCGGGAACGGAAAAGTCTCCGAAATCGTATCCCCCAGGCGTCTCAGGCCGACCCAGTTCATTGTAAAAACGGTTACGATCTGATGGATCATCCTTCTTTGCAGGGATGATTCCTTTCTCGCCAATCTTCGAGACAAGGTTTACATACTCCTTTGCCATCGAATCCATGCTGTCATGTCGCTGGATATTCGGATTGCTGGCGAGTCCAGGGTCCAATGTCCCCACTAGAGTCTGAAAGGAATTGCCTTCGTAGCTACCCGTGGGCTCTGTTGTTTCGGATGATCCTACATCCGTAATGCCCCCAGAAGGGACCGCTTCACTCATCAAGTGACTCCTCAGTTGTGTGTAGTGTTTCTGCTATGGGGTGTGAATTGATCTTGGCATCGATGTGAAGCCAAACTCGTTGCATACCCAGGTTGTAAGCAGTTTGGTCAAATGTACCCGGCGTGTAGGCATCACGCCCCACTCCGCAGAATTTCCTGATATCTTCCAGTACGATCTGCCCCATCTCACTGGTGAAGATATATCCGTACGCCCTGCCGATCTCGGTACGACGATCTTCAATATCATCCCATTTGGTTTTCAAGGCGTCTCCGTACCGACATTTGCCGCTTCGGCAATGGATTTCTCGGCAGCACCAGCCTGCTGTGCCATACCAGCGATCTGCTGGGCCTGGGCCATCTGCTGGGCCTGGGCCTCAGCCTGCGCTCTCTCTTGCCGAATTCCCTCGCGCTCACCGACAGACCGGAGAATCCCCGGCGGGACACCCTGACTCTCTGCCAGAAGCCGAACGGATTCATCCGGGTCGAGGTTATCTAGCGCCTCGATGGCAACCTCTCCCAACTGCGCGACCGATGCCCAGGTAGACATGATCGACCGGGCCTCAGTCTGCTTCTGTGCCCGCGAAGCCGGAGAGATGTACTCCACCGTTACCTCGGTTCCGCGCATCTGCGGTGGCCGGGGGATCAAGAACCGTCCCCTCTCCAGCACGTCTAGCGTCCTACGAAGCAGGGGGTCGATTCCCTCGTGCTGCAACCGCCCCAGCATAGACACCATGCTTCGAGCCATCTTGTCTTCCAGCTCAATCACCTGCGTGGCTGTCATACCCTGCTGATTGGGGAGAGCAATGGCGTCGGCAAAGAAGGCCGCACGCACCATCATCTGTCTCTGCTCCAGAATCTTCTCACTAATGACAGTCGTGGTGGACACGGGGAACTGGCGGATTGGGTCATCCTTGAAAACGTGCGCCCGGTATACGTTCAAGCTCCCGGGGCTGGTGCTGACCATGGATAGAACGCCGTCATCCGGTACCAACAGGGGCGGGTCTGCGGCCTTCTGTGCTGTCTTGAGGAGCGTCTTGCTCATCTCATTCAGCATCTTGCAGTCGGACAAAGCCTGCCACGCAGGACTTCTACCGTACAGCTCATGGTTCTCCTTACTCCACCGAGCCACCATGTGTGGCTGAGTGTAGTAACCACCGAGACTTATGATCTTCTTCTTCTCATATAGAACGTATACCGAGCGCCAAGGCTTTGTATCTCTCTCCTTCGTCTGAGACTCTGACCGTGGATGGATCAGATGAAGAATCTTGACTTCCCGTAGCGGATCTTTCTGTGCCCACCGGAATACTTCGTCGTCTACCTCTTCTCCGAACTGTTGGATAACCCGACGAGCACTCATCTTATAGAAGCGATAGAAGGTATCCGGCTTCCCATTCCACGACTCGTCAATGTGGATTTCACCAAGAGGCCGGGAGTGGAACATTGGACCCACCCCGGGAACATCATCGACGAAAAGATCTCCCGTACCGAAGTAAACCTGATCCAACAACCACTCGGCTGCAGCATTGGTAAAACCAAACCGGCCTTCAGTAAAGACATACTGCAGTGATTTGGTTGCGTGTTCTAGCCACTCAAAGACTTCTGGATCTTGAGACAGCTCCTCCGGCTGTATCTTGAGGAAGAACCACTTACTCGATGGGTTGAGCATCATCCCGTGCAGAGCTGCCGCTAGCCGTGTGCCTGCAATCAGGCCCGTGGTGTCATAGATCCGACGCATCCTCTGTTCGCCAGGGTGACGTGTCGTATTGAAATCCCTGAGCCCGAGAACATGATTGGCAATTTCCTGCCATGTGTTCTCAAACGTCCCACGCTGAGACTTCAACTGATCGAATCTCTGACAAATCTGGGGACCTGTATCCAGCATGATTACGCCAACCCACTGGTGCCTGCGGTACTTCTCCCTCCGGCTGCGCTTGCACCAGTCGCAGTAGTTCGACTGCTTTGTCCACCACGCTTTTGCAAACTAGGTCTTGTGTTTGCTTGTGCGAGCGCTGTCGGAGCAGCCGCTTCCTTTGCTTTCTTCTTGAGGGACTTGGCTGCATTTTTTGCGTCTACTGCAGATTTTGTTGCAGGCGCGATGGAACCAGCAAGTTGCCCTACACTTCCTAGCGCTGAACCAACCTGTCCTGCAGCGGCTACTGCGGATGACGCTGGTCCCGCGACGGACCCTCCAAGAGCACTAGTCGAAAGTGTTCCACCTGCGGGAATAGCGCCCGCTCCGGTAACAAGACCAGTGATTCCTTGCGCAACGGTACTAGCAACGGCACCGCCAGCACCTGCTATTGTTTGCGCTGCCGTTACTGCCATTGCGATAAGTGTTTCAATGCCCATGTTGGCTCCTATCCAAAGCTGGAGTATCCGGCCTTTCGTCGTGCCGGTGCTCGTTTCGAGCTGGCGCCCTGCCCTCTTTTTTCCGCGCGCGTCGATGATCTCGCGATTGCTGTATCAGTAGGACCAGAAGGCATCTCTATCTTTGGCGTCTTGGGCTTAGATTTTGCAGAAGCGAGTGCCGTAGCCACGGGTACCGCCTTCATTGCCTGACCCCCAATTCCAGCAATCTGCCCAAGAGCCTTACTTGTTCCTTTGATTGCCGCTGCAGCAGGCGTTGCTGGCCCGATTGCTGGAGTTGCTGGAACTCCGGTCAATCCGTGCAATCCTTCACTTATCCCTGTCGTTGCAGAAGTCGCAGTATCTGCTCCACCCAAGAAACTTGTAACAGGCTCCAGTACGTTAGAGACTGTATTGCTAGCGGCGGTCAGTGCTGCAAGTATTTCAGCTCCCATCACTTGCTTCCTTTCGAATCATTGTCGTGCCACCAGGAGAAGATTTCCTTCCCGAGAGGGCAGTCTGCCCGGGGCCAAACAAAGATCCAAGTGTTCCCGCATTGAAGTGGCGCTGCGCGTTTCGTGCTCCCTTGGAACCATTGGCCTTGCTCAATGCATTCTCTTGGTTCAGCCGCCGCCGTGTATATCGGTTGGTGGGATTAAGCATCAGTGCAACTTCGCCTCATCGGACGCAGCCAACGGGTCGTAATCCACACCTACTGTAGCGGGAAATCGATTCCTCTGCCGGATTATCGTTGCATAACGCAAACTCATCATGGCATACCGGGTGGCATCCATGAGGTCATCGTACTTCTTGACGATTGCCCCGTTGCTCCGGTGGTACAGCTTGAACTCATCCCACCAGTCAGACAACTGGTAAGCAACCTTGAACTTCCCTCGGACCATTCGGTTCAGGATTTCCGCGATTCCGGGCTCCACCGATACGGTTCCATCGATGAACTGGGTATGCTCATGGAGCATCCGAATGCCTTCCTCCCGGTAGAGATCTGCAAATCTGGTGCCGCTGTTGCGGTCCCTCGTGTACGCATCCTTCGGCCATGCAACAGGTAGTTGCCCCCATGTCTTGATTGCCGATGCGTGTATTGCAATACGGGGGTCCTTCCCCTTGTAACAGGCGTATACGTGGATCTCGTCTGTCTCTGTATCATGGGCCATGGCAACTGCGGCTGTGGGGTGATCCCCGCCGCCAAGGTCAATGCCTATAATTCTGCGCCACCAATAGGGAATTTCGATTGGTGCCTCGACAATCATGCTCTCGGGGACGTTGTAGATCATCCCCGATCCCAGCTTGGGGATGCCCTCTAGGCGTGCGTCCCTCTCGTGCTCGGGGTACTGGGTCAGGATCTTCTCGCGCATCTCCTCCGAGATGTGCTGTGCATCCTTGATCCCCATCCGAATGACTTTCTTCTCAGCCGAATCGGGCGTGGGGTAAAACCCTCTGACCACATCTGACATGCCCTTTAGTGGCGTAAACGTCAGGAGCGTGAATCCACCCGTGGCAGTACAACGGGCAAGCCCCTCCGTCCAGATATCTGCCGGGGGCTCCTCGTCGAACCAGATGGCATCGAGGGTATCCGCCTGCCACTTCTCCCGGCCCTGTTCGTAGGACTTGAACCCCACGAAACTACTGCCGCCCTTCTGGTGTCGGATCATGGCGTAGTCGTAAGCACCAGGAACTCCTCGCGACGGCACCAGCTTCTCAATCGATTCCTTCGGAATCCAACCTGTACCCTCTTCCCCGGGGGGACCGAGTAGCTTCCTCTGGATTACATCTCTCGTGGTGAGGCTGGTGACTCCACCTACCCAGTACCGACCCGGCTTCTCAACCCGGATACCATTCCAGGCGGGTGGATAAAGACCCGTAAAGTGCATTGCCATCTCGGCGCTGCCACACTCGGATTTCCCCAACTGGTTCCCGGCCATGAGCAGCCGAAGCCGGAACTCCTTGCCGCTACTGTGGAATTCCGCCTGTTTCGGATACGGACGATAGAAGGCCAGCTTCTTCGTCCGCATCGACTCCAGCCGGGAGGCCAGAATCCGTAGCGCCGCTGTCGAGGAATTGGTCGAGGAGTTGTCCATCGATCTCCAGTCCTAAGTCTCTCGTTGCTCGCTCGATCATGTTTACAAGTTGCTGTCGAGAGGCGTGCTCAAACGGATCTTCCTTCATCCGTTTTACTTCAGACTTCTTGATGAGCATCCCTTCCATCTCGGCAATGGTTCGGTAGCAAGAGTGTACGACGGATAGTTGTGGCTTTCCCTGGTCTATTGCTTGCTTGATCGTATGCATCAACCCTTGCAGAACTTCATCTCGGGTAATGAGCTTGGTATCCACTTGCCTATCAAACATCCGGCTCTTGAGGTACTCGGCCCTCTCCGCAATTTCCGGGTGCTTTTTCAATAACTTAGCGGCATCGATGGATGGCTGTGTGGCGCTGTAGCCCGCCTTCCGATACGCATCGGTCTGGGTATCTCCCATCGCCAAACGCTGAGCGACGATCTCCCATTTACCATGCTTGATCGGGACTGCGGGATCGTGTTGTTGATCCATATTGTGATACCATAGCCGCAAGTTTCTTGATTACCAACGGAGAGTATTATGGCTTGGGACCCGATTAGCGGACGAGAACTCAATAAGCAACGCTCGATGTGCCATCGTCGAGTTCCGCATGGGCGTGAGTGCGGCGGATCATCTCACACCCATGGACACCTCAATGCTCTAGGGCTCGTAGCAAGACAAGCTCCTGCCCGCGCAGCAATGGGACCGAGCGAATCTGCTGATGAGAACAATCCTGCAAATCTTCTCTGCATCCAAGACAAGAGAACCGAGAGCAACAGTCCGCACTACTTTCGACACCTCTTCAAAACCGAAAGAACGAGCGGTAACGGAAAGGCACGTGCATACGAGAACTGTTGGGGCAGCAACTTCAATACCACCGCGTCTAATGACGAGAACCAATGGGGCACCAACACAAGCTCTACGAACGATAACAATTCTAATCTCAGGACACACAACGCTCTCCCCAATCGTATTAGGGGCACCATAGACACCGGCTTTATGGCTTCTCGTCCTGATAGGCTCTATGTCTTTGCAAAGGATGAAGACACAAACTCTCTTGCCTTCATCGAAAACGATGAGGTACTACCTGGGCAAATAGCCGGGTTCAACAATGCGTTCGTTCGCAAAGCCACGTGGTCCGACTTTGGCCGTGGACAGGTACTTACTCGTCGCCCCTAACATTTCCTATATTTTCTGATCGGTCCTCCGTCATGTATGGTAGTATGTGGTTGCCGCAACTCGCGGCGATTACCGGGGGTGGCGGGTTCGTTGGTGGTGCTCCGGCCCGTCATCCCCACCTGCCCTATATATGACACGATGTATCTGCGGCAACACTGAAGAACACCCCACGGGATTCACTATGAATCTCCGGGTGTGCCGTTGTGCAAAGCCTGGGCCGGGGAAGCGAATGACCGGGGGGTCACGGGAAATTCCCGATTCGGTTCCCCGGCATCAGGTTGAGGAGCGCCGCCGCCTTGGGTTACCTGTACTCACAGACGCCGAACGCTCAGCGTTCGAAGGGAGTTGGCATTGAGCACCACCGGACGTATTCCGCCTTACGATCTTGATTCCGAAAAGGCTGTACTCGCAGCCGTCATGCTGGACAACAAGACCTTTGATGTCGTGTATGACTACCTCAAGCCCACTGATTTCTACAGTCCCGCACACGAAACGATCTATTCGGCTATGGCATCCCTACACAATGCCAACAAGCCGTTGGACTTGGTAGTGATTGCGGACTGGTTGAAGGAAAACGGGCAGCTTGAGTCTGCGGGTGGCACGATTGCGCTGGCCGAGATATCGGACTACGCCGCCACGTCCGCGAATGTAGAGCACTACTCGAAGATCGTGCGCGACAAATCGCTGAAGCGCGAGATCATTCGGATCGGGAGCGAGATCGCGGAGAATGCCTACGAGGCAACGGACGACTCCGGGCTTCTCCTCGATCGTGTGGAGTCTCGGATCTTCGAGGTATCGCAGCGCCGGTCATTGAGCAACTTCACCTCTCTTGAGTCTGCGATGTCCCCCACATTCGATCACATCGAGGCGATGATGAATCGCAACGGTGAGTTGAGTGGCCTCACCACGGGGATACGGGAGTTCGACGCCCTCACGGGCGGGCTACAGGACGGGGATCTGGTGATTATCGCAGCCCGCCCCGCGATGGGGAAGACGGCGCTGGCATTGAACATGGCGCGCAATGCGGCCTTCGATTCCAAGAAGCGGGTGGCGTTGTTCTCATTGGAGATGACCACTCGTTCCCTGGTGATGCGGCTACTCTCGTCCGAGGCGAGTGTGGATTTCTCTACGTTCCACAAGGGTGTGATTTCGGTAGACGCCCACGGTCGGCTTTCAGATGCAGCGGACAAGCTGAAGTCGGCTCCGTTGTTCATCGATGACTCGGGTAGCTCCAGCATCCTAGAGATCCGGTCGAAGTGTCGTCGGCTTCACGCCCAGGCCCCTCTGGATCTGGTGATTGTGGACTACCTGCAGTTGGCCCGGGGGGACGGCACCACAAAGAATCGGGAGCAGGAGATCAGTCAGATCAGCCGTGGGCTCAAGGCTCTGGCAAAGGAGTTGGATTGCCCTGTGGTGGCGCTGAGTCAGTTGAATCGTGGGCCGGAGGCCCGTGGTACCAACGACAAGCGGCCGATGCTTTCGGATCTACGGGAATCGGGGGCTATTGAGCAAGACGCAGACCTGATTGGTTTTGTTTACCGCGACGTGGTGTACCACCGGGAGACAGAGTTTCCCGACCGGGCTGAGTTGATTGTGGGCAAGCAGCGCAACGGCCCCGTGGGGACTGTGCCGATGCTGTTCGAGAGCCGGTATGCCAAGTTCTCCGACTGGACAGGCCCGGAGCCCGGCGAGGAGTCCGATGGGTACAGCAACGGTGGAAGCTACTCCAAGCTCTCCGAGATCATGGGTGACCCGGAGAGTCGGTTTTGAGCACACGAGACTACGAGGCGGCACGGATTCCCATTGATACCCGATGCCACCAGTGTAACGATGTCTTCATCGTCTATCGCTCTGTAAAGGTGGGGGGCCGTGACCACATGCAATGGATAACACACACTCTGTACCGGATATGTCCTGTGTGCGCTGCACGGAACGCAGCGATCCTCTACCCTGAGATGCGAGTCATCACGAAACACTAGACAGTACCCTCCCGGTTGTCGGTCATAGACGGCGGGGCCGGGAGGGAAACGCATCTACCGTGGGGCCTCCCATAGATGCAGGGGTAGCCGAAGGTACGAAACCCCGGGAGAGCAGATCCAGCAATCTGCCAAGTCGCGTACCCAAGATCACTGGCTGGACGCAGTGAACTGACACACCGAGAGAGAAACCTCGGTCCCTGTCGTGGCAACCCCTCGATACCCAAGAGGGGGCTAGAGCCTCTGCATCCCTGGAATCTTCCACTGTGTTGAGAAAAAGACACAGGGGTGGGGTCGGGGCGTTCGTTTCCAAAGAGCAATGGTCATTTCTCTGCCGGAAGCAGGTACAACTGGGGTACGGGGCCGTCCACCGTCCGTTGTGCTTCTCGAAGCCAGGCGAATCTCCCGCGTAGTTCGAATCGGCTGTCTAGGTCGTACCTCACGCGCTTCGCGTGTAAGCGACGCGATAGCGGCGCGTAACGTGTCGTCAGACGCGTCAGGATCGACCACAAGCCCACAACGTCGTGCCTCTGGCACTCCAGCCTAGGGTGGTGCACGGACTGCACATCCACGCCCGTGGGGCGCACCCGTGATTCCTGCCCGTGAGTGACAGTGGTGGGCAGCGCGCGCGCCTCGCGCAAGCATGCCAACACATCGTGGAGTGAAGCACCCGTGGGAAATGGGGAGCGCCCTTCAGGGGCGCTATGGGGCGAAGCCCCTGCCGTTTCTTGCGTCTTGAGCGCGCATCAGCGCGCAACGCTTGACGCGCGAAGCGCGTCCTCTTGAAAATTCTTGGCGGCGTGTCAACATTTTGACGGTCTGGCGCCGCCCGACTCGCGCCGGGCGACGCCTTAAGACTCGTCAGTTAGTGCGACCCTATAGGCAACTCCTGCTGGTGTGGACGATAACGAGAACGACGGCGCAAGCGAGCGAGAAACGAAGCAAAATCCGCTCGACGGCGCCGGAGTCGAGCGGGCTAGACATCGTCCTGTTCCCACTCGCGAACGCTCGCGCGGTCGAGCGCCTCGCTCGAATCCGGGAGGCCGGCGCCAGCCTGGCGCGGGCCCGCTTTCTTCTTCTTCTTCTTCTGGGTGGGCGTGGTCGCGAGATTGTCGATGAGGCAGAAGCCGATCACGATGCCCCAGAAGCAGACCCACCGGAAGACGTCTCCATCATCGGCGCAGCGTCGATAGCTGTTGAAAGCGCGCTCGAGCAGGCGGGCGTTCGATCCCATGTAGCTGAAGATGACGCCGCGATCCTCTTCTGCCAGGTCGTAGTCCGAGTCCGCGAGCGCGGACCAAGTCTCGGCGTTGAAGAGCTCGTTGCTGGTGATGGGCGTATACGAAGGCTTCTCGTCCGACTCGTACAAAGAAAAAAACGACATGCGTAGTGCTCCTTATTAGGCAGGTTAAAGCCCTCGCTGTGTCGCGAGGGACACATAGCTAGTAAGCAAGATTCGGGCCACTATCTAGCTAGTCTAGATTCGCTCTCAGCCACAAAGTGGAACACGATTTCCTATTATGGGTAGAAAAGGTTTTCTCTGGGGTGAGAAGGCACCGCCTCCAAAGCCTGCCGCGCC